GGCTTCGAGGACAGCTATTGCTACCGCCGGCTTCAGGTCAGCGGCGAACGCTACGCCGACGAGCCCGACAAGAATAAATTCAGCCATGTTCACGACGCCCTGCAGTATGTCGCGGTCGGCATGGGCGAGGGGCGCGAGCTGCTCGGGGCCAAAAGCCAGCAACCGGCCAGGACGGAAGGCCGGCGATCGGTGTTCGACCGGCTCAAGGGGCGGCCACGACAGAAGGCGCCGACTCGCTTCGGGGTTTTCAATTAGGGCAAATTGATGTAAGGGCGGAAAGGTGGCTACCAGCGGGCCAATCTCAACTCGGACGGAGACTGCCCGATGTGTTTCAAGCAACCCAAACCGCCAAAGCCGCAAGTTCCGGAACCCGATCCCGAACTGGAGGCCCAGAAACAGGCGGCCAAGGATTCAGCCCAGGCACGCCGGGCCGAGGACAAGCAACGCTCCCTGCAACTCGAGATCGCCAGATTGACCGGACAATACGGCCTGCGTTCGCTGATCTCTGCCGGCAATACCCCGGGCGGCCTCGGCTTTATCGCCGGGACTGGCAGCCGGGCAGCAATCGGATCAGCAGGCAGCAGCGGCACGATCACCCGCAGCGGTGGCGGCATCAATCTCGGCGGTGCTGCCTTGAGGCCACGCCGCAATGGCTGATGGAGCCCCTGTCGTCCGGACCGATTCGGAACTGGACAAGATCAATGCACGCTTCGATCGCGGTCTCGAGATCCGCCGTCCCTGGGAAGGCATGTTCCAGGAGTGCTACGACTATGCCATGCCAACCAAAACGGCGATGTGGAACGATGCCCGCGGCGCCGACCGGATGGTCGATATCTTCGATGAAACTGCCGTGGTCTCGGTGCCCGAGTTTGCCAACCGGCTGCAATCGGGCCTGATCCCACCTTTCTCCAAGTGGAGCAAGTTTGTTCCCGGTTCGGGCGTCCCCCCACAGGAGATGGCCCAGGTCGAGGCCAAGCTGGCCGAGATCACCGAGTACGTATTCGAGGTCCTTCACAACTCGAACTTCGGCGAGGAAGCCCACGAGGCTTTCCACGAACTGTCGATCGGGACCGGCTGCATGGCGATCAACGAGGGCGATTATCGCTCGCCGATCCGCTGCAAGGCGATCCCGATCCCGCAGCTGGTCATCGACCGTGGTCCCGACGATGGCATCGACCTCAACGGTTTTCATGAGAACCTTCCGGCCAGACTGATCGACATCAAGTTTCCGAAGGCCAGTCTCAGCGAAGATACCCGGCAGATGATCAAGAAGGAGCCGGATAAGGAAATCGAGGTCCGGCACGCTTGCTGGCGTGACTGGAGCAACGATCCCGACATCGTTCACAAGAGCATGAGCTGGTTGCCCAAGACCAAGCAGATGCTCGATCAGCAGGTCTACGCCGGCGAGGGCTCCAACCCCTACATTACCTTCCGTTGGGCCAAGCTCGCTGGTGAGGTTTGGGGTCGCGGCCCCTTGCTCAATGCTCTGCCGGCAATCAAGACCGCCAACCTCACGGTGCAGATGATCCTCGAGAACGCCGAGATGGCGATCGCGGGTTTCTATACCGCCGAGAATGACGGCGTCGTCAACGTCGATCAGATCCGCGTCGAGCCCGGCACGATCGTCCCGGTCAGTCCCGGCTCGCGCGGCCTTCAGTCGGTTGCCCCGGCCGGCCGCTTTGACGTTGCCCAACTGGTCCTTTCGGAAATGCGCGCCAACATCAAGAAGGCGCTCTACAACGAGATGCTCGGCAATCCCGAGAACACGCCGGCCAGCGCCACCGAGGTCAACGCCCGCATGGCCGACCTGTCGCGGATGATCGGCTCGAGCTATGGCCGGCTGCACGCCGAGTTTGTCCAGCAGGTGCTTCGCCGGGTGCTGTTCCTCCTGCGCCGGCAGGGCCTGATCACCCTGCCGACCATCGGCAACCGGCTGGTCAAGGTCGCACCGCAGTCCCCGCTTTCTCGTGCCCAGGCGTACCAGGAGGTCGAGGACATCACCAACTATGTCACCCTGATCCAGCAGATGTTCGGCCCGCAGATGGTCAACGTCGTGGTCAAGACCGAGGAAACCGCGCCGTTCCTTGCTCGCAAGATGGGCATCCCGTCGCAGTTGCCGCGTAGCAAGGCCGAGATCAAGCAGATCGTCGAAGTTTTCATCCAGCAAATGGGAGCACAGCAGAATGGCGGAGTCCCCGCAGAGCAGCCATAGGCAGAGGATCGGCACGACTCAGCGATCCATCCCACAGCAATCCATTGACGGCTGGCCGCGGCCGCCCGAAGTCGAGGAAGAGCTGAACGATCTCGCGGCCGCAACTTTCTCGTCTGCCAATGCCCAGAAATTTCTTGGCTACCTGAGATCAATCACGATCAACGCGATTGATGGCCCCGAGGCGACTGACAGCCATCTTCGCCACAAAGAGGGGATGCGGACTCTTTATGCAATCATCGACGGTCGCATCAATGCTGCCCACCAGCAGAGGCAGAGGAAGGCACAAGCGAAATGAGTGAAGTTGAACTGATGCCCGGCCAGACCATGCCGGGTCTGCCGCCGGAAGGCCAGCCAGCCGGAACCCCACCTGCCGATGGCGACAATCAGGGGACGCCGCCGGCCGGGCATACGCCGTCCGAAGCCGGCATCCACAAGTCGGCCAAGCAAGACCGACCAGAATGGTTGCCCGAGAAGTTTTTCAAAGACGGTCAGCCCGACACCGAGAACCTCGCCAAGAGCTACACCGAGCGTGAGCGCAAGATCGGCCAGCGCAAGGAAGAGGTGATCGCCGAGGTCCGTGAGGAACTAACCAAGGATTCCGGCAAGCCGGAAAGCCCCGACAACTACACGGTTCCCGAGCTCGAGGGCATCAACATGGATGAGCTGAAGAGCCATCCGATGGTTGAGTGGTTCCGTGGCTTTGCCCACCAGCGCGGCTTGTCCGACAAGGACTTTCAGGAAGCGGTCGGCAACTATGTCAATACTCTGCGCAGTGAGCAGCTCGACCCTGCTGCCGAAATGAAAAAGCTGGGCGACGATGCCGAGGCCCGGATTGCCTATGTCGCCAACTGGATCAACGCCAACATCAGCGATCCCGACGAACAGGAAATCTATCGGCAGGAAGGGGCCACCGCCGACGGCATCCGCCGGATCGAGAAGATCATCAAGGCTCGTTCGTCAACCACGCCGGACCTTGAGAAGCCGGGCGCTCAGCCGGACAAGAGCTACGAGGAAATCAAGGCACTGATGGCCTCGCCGGCCTATAACGATCCGACCCGGCGCAACATGGCGGTGGTCAACGAGGTCACCGCCTGGTTCGAGCGCAATGCCGACAAAATCCCGGACAAGCGGCCGAAGATATGATCACAGTCCGCGAATGGCGCAAGGAGGACCTTGGCGCCATGATCGCAATGGGTGCGGAGATGCACATTGAGTCTCCGTATTATCGCGACATTCCCTATCAGCCGGAATCGCTGATCAGGATCGCCAAGATTGCCGAGAAGGCCAGCGACGTTCTCACTGCTCTGATCGCCGAGGATGGCGATACCATGCTCGGCTTCATGGTCATTACCATCCAGCCATATTTTTTCAGCGATGCGGTGCACTGCGCCGACCTGCTGCTCTACGTCAAGCCGATCTACCGGCTGACGACACCGGCGGGCAAGATGCTGATCCAAGCGGCTGAAAAATGGGGATTCGAGCACGGTGCAACCGAGTGCCGATTTGGTGAAACAACCGGGGTCATGCCCGAAGCCGTCGCTAAGTTGTACGAAAAGCTCGGCTATCATCAAGGCGGCACGCTCTATGTGAAACGAACGCCCTCGACAGTGTCTTGACAACACTCGGTTTTCTGGATTAAGGGCGGAATACAGGCCCGAATCCAAATCGACGGAGCCCCCTGGGACAACTCCTTGAGATTGGTGAGGACAACCTAGCGGTTAGTCATCATCAACAGCAAGGAACTCGCTATGTCCCAGGACATCAGTGACGCCTTTGTCAAGCAGTTCGAGTCCGAAGTCCACATGGCTTATCAGCGATGGGGATCGAAGCTCGGCATGACCGTGCGGCGCAAGAACAACGTCGTCGGTACCTCGACCACCTTCCAGAAGGTGGGCAAGGGCGCTGCTTCGCAAAAATCGCGTCACGGCAACGTGCCAACCATGTCAATCGATCACACGCCGATCGAGTGCACGCTCGCCGACTACTATGCCGCTGACTACATCGACAAGCTCGATGAGTTGAAGATCAACCACGATGAGCGGATGGTTGCCGCCCGGTCCGGTGCCGCTGCACTTGGTCGGACGACCGACGACCTCATCACGACCGCGATGGACGGAACCTCCAACGCGACCGCCGCCGGCGCTACCGGCCTTACCCAGACCAAGATCGAAACCGTTTTCAAGTACTTCGGCGACAACGATGTACCGGACGACGGCTTCCGCTTCTGGCCAGTTTCTCCGGCCGGGTGGATCGACTTGCTCGCTTGGGCTCCCTTCACCCAGGCTGAATACATGGGCTACGATGATCTGCCCTATAAAGGCGGGATGACGGCCAAGCGCTTCTTCTCCTTCGTCTGGTTCGGACATTCTGGTCTCCCGATTTCGGGCTCAGATCGCAAGTCCTTTGCCTACCACGCAACCGCGGTGGGCACGGCTTCCGGTCTCGATGTCTCGACCGAGATCAATTATGTGCCGGAGAAGGTGTCCCACCTCGTGAACTCGATGATGTCACTCGGCGCCGTGCTGATTGACGAAATCGGGTGTTACGAAGTGGCTTACACGGAGTAATCGCTCATGACTTTCTCTGGACCCACTGCACTCATGAAGATCGGCGGGGCCGATCCCGCGCTCTACATCTACAAGTCGGCCGACGCCCAGGCCACGGTTCAGGCTTCGGGCTACTTCAACTCTGCTGGCGACTTTCTGATGAATGGCGACGTGATCATCATCGTCGATACCAACACGCCGGATGTTGACATTGTCATGGTCAGCTCTGCCGACAAGGTCGGTACGGCTGGCCCGGTTACCGTGGCAGCGCTCAACGTCGTTTAACGGGCTCGATCCTCCTGAGTCGAGCCGGTAAGGGGCCAGGTGATCGTCACTGTCACCTGGCCCTCTTTGCAAAGAGGATCAGATGTCGGCAATCGACGTTCAACTCGCTAACCGTGCCCTGATCCTGATCGGTTCAACGACGATCACATCACTGACCGACGAAGGCGACGAGGCACTCGCTGTCAACACCCTTTACGAGGCTGCCCTCGAGGCGTTGCTCGGGCGCTACCGCTGGCGCTTTGCCTCGGCAATGGAGCAGCTTTCCCGACTGGCTTCGGCCCCCGAACACAAGTGGGACGCCGCCTACCAGATGCCGAACACGATCATCGCCTTGCACGGCGTCTACGTGAACGATCAGCCGATCGACTATGACACCTACGAGAACCGCATTTATTGCGATGCGACCGTCAACGATGCGGTCTATGCCGACTACACCTTCAGACCGGACGAAACCAAGTGGCCTGCCTACTTCAAGACAGCCTTCGTCTTTGAGTTGGCCTCGATGCTGGCGACCTCGATCGGCGGCGATCCTGATATTGCTTCGGTTATGGGCGAGCGGGCGAAGTCGGAATACCTGTTTGCAACCCATCAGGAATCCGGCAACCAGACCACCCGCAAGATCAGGACCAACCGGTTCATCAATGCGCGTGGAAGCAATCGCCGATGACTGCCCGGCTTTATGAGATCTTCAACAGCTTTCAGACTGGCGTCCTCGATCCAACCTTTCTGATGCGGACCGAGACCGCGGCCTATAACAACGG